TCAAGATGCTCAACCCGAAGTAATCAATAACATGGCAATAATTAGGCCTGGGTTAATTACTATACCTTCAGGACGCACGGACTTGATACCGGACGGATATGAAATTTCTGATAAACGTTTTACTTGTCCTGTGAACTTTCCCGAGTTTCGATTTGATCTCAGGCCTTCCCAGCAAGCAGTACACGACCAAATAGACGAGGGCTGTATAGTAAACGCTTGGGTTTCCTGGGGCAAAACTTTTACGGCTTTAGCTATTGCTGCAAAACTTAGCCAAAAAACTCTTGTAATTGTACACACGGTAAGCCTTAGAAATCAGTGGGAGAAGGAAATACAAAAAGTATTTGGAATTACACCTTCAGTAATTGGTAGCGGGAGATTCGAAGTTGCTGGGCCTATCGTAGTCGCAAATGTGCAGACTTTATACCGCAAGCAAAGCGAAGTATCTAAACTATTCGGCACAATAATTCTAGATGAAATGCACCACGTTAGTAGCAAAACTTTTTCTAGTATAATTGACGCTAGTCATGCTCGGTACAAGATCGGACTTACAGGCACTTTAAAACGAAAAGATGGCAAGCAAGTACTGTTTAAAGATTATTTTGGGAATATAGTGTATAAGCCCCCTAAAGAAAATTACATGATTCCTAAAATACACCTTATAAAAACTGACATACGCTTTATGGACGGAAGCAATACTCCTTGGGCTAGAAAGATTAACGAACTGACGCAAAAGGACGAGTATGTACACCTTATATCTATGTTAGCTGCAGCCTACGCCGCAAAAGGGCACAAAGTGTTGGTTGTTTCAGATAGAGTAGCCTTCCTAAATAATTGCGCAGAGCTAGTGGGGGATAGTGCAATAGCAATAACAGGCAAAACCCCTAACAGAGAAGAAATAATAGAAAGTGTGCGTAGAGGAGAAAAAGATATAGTATTCGGCACACAGAGCATCTTTTCCGAAGGTATCTCAGTAGATAACCTAAGCTGCCTAATATTAGGTACCCCCGTGAACAACGAGTCTCTACTTACGCAGCTTATAGGCCGAGTAATTCGAGAGAAAGAAGGCAAGAAACAGCCTGTAGTCGTGGATATAAACCTGAAAGGCTCCACAGCTAAACGACAGGCTCAAGCAAGGCGGGGCCACTACATACAAGAAGGTTATCAAGTAGAGATCCTAGAACCATAGAAAAATACTTCTTGACAATTCCTTTAAACTTTGATATAATATCTTTCTAAAACTAACGGTACACCAAACACCAAAGAGTCTACACACATGATACTTTACAACTGGAAGAAGATTTATAAAAAGTGTGGTGGTCGCGTCCGCGATATTACCTTAATAACTAAAGAAGTTATCTATGAAAGAAAAGTTCCCGAAAACGCAAAAGACCCAATTTACAGATACTTCGATATTGATTTTTCAGGAGACAGCTTCCTGTTAAATCCAAAAGATCTATTTGAGAATGCTTCACAGTATACTCAGAAAGAGATCGCAATGTATATTGCTCTTGCCTCTTATCGCAAGTTAGCAGACTACTTAGCGTTCAAAACCACTAGCCTGGAGCTACTACACAGTCCAGTCGATTTAACTAAACTAACTGATAATAGACTACTTCGGGTTGAGGGTAATACTCTTTACTTTAAATACGAAGAAGCCCTACACAAAAGCAACAAGGAAATTTAAACATGGCAATATCATTTAATAAACAGCAAGGCTCGGCAAAGAAAAACAGCGCAGATTCGTATAAATACACGAATGGGGATAACAGAGTACGTATCGTAGGAGACATTCTAGCTCGTTACGTGTATTGGGTCAAAGGAGAGAATGGCAAAGATATTCCTATGGAATGTTTGAGCTTTGATCGCGAAGAAGAAGCCTTCACCAACCTAGAAAAAGATTGGGTACGTGCCGCTTACCCAGATCTAAAATGTGGCTGGTCTTATGCTACTCAGTGTATCGACCCTACAGACGGCAAGCTTAAAGTAATCAACTTAAAGAAAAAACTTTGGGAGCAAGTTATTACTGCTGCTGAAGACCTAGGCGACCCTACAGACCCTGATACTGGGTGGGATTTAGTGTTTCAACGGAAAAAAACTGGCCCCCTACCGTATAACGTAGAGTATCAGCTGCAGCCGTTAAAGTGCAAAACTCGCGCACTAACAGAAGAAGAACGAGTTTTAGTTAAAGACTTAAAGTCTATGGACGTTGTCATGGCTCGACCTACTGCGGACGCACAGAAAGAGCTTATAGAGCGCTTTCAGGCTGCTCGCACTGAGAATGTGGACGAAAGCATTGACGAAGAGTTTGACGAACTATGATTTTGTTTACCGCCGACTGGCACATAAAACTGGGACAGAAGAACGTCCCGGTTTCTTGGGCTAAAAATAGGTATTTTGACTTTTTCAGCCAAGTACGAAAGTACGACAGCGTGTGTAATTTACACATTATTGGGGGCGACCTGTTTGACAGGTTGCCTTCAATGGAAGAGTTAGAGTTGTATTTTCACTTTATAGCCGGAGTACAAATAGAAACTATTATTTATGATGGCAACCATGAAGCTACCAAAAAGCACAATACTTTCTTCACAAATCTAGCGGAGATTACTAATAAAGTAAATCCTTTGGTTACTGTTGTTACAGAAACTTTTACTGACAAGGAGAGAGGTTTTACTATCTTACCTTATGCAGACCTACATAAAAAAGGGTCTATCGAAGCGTTAGACAGTACACTGCCGTTATTTACTCATGTACGGGGTGAGATACCTCCCCATGTAAAGCCCGAAGTAGATCTAGACAGATTTAAAGACTTCCCTGTAGTATTCGCGGGAGACTTACATTCTCATAGTAATACGCAAAAAAATATTGTGTACCCAGGCAGCCCAATGACAACTTCCTTTCACCGAAGTAAAGTAACTACCGGGTGCTTACTGATAGAGACTGACTGGTCTTGGGAATGGCAGGAGTTTCAGTTGCCTCAGCTACTTAGAAAAACTGTAACAGACCCAAAAGATATGGTGCCTACAGCGTGGGATCATACCATTTACGAGATGGAAGGCGATATGCAAAGCCTGGCAGGCGTAGAGAACTCAGATTTGTTAGACAAAAAAGTAGTAAGGAGAAACACAGACACAAGCCTTATTCTAGACCCCGACATGAGTTTAGTGGAGGAGTTGGTAGAGTACTTGAGTTTCATTTTAGAATTGCCAGAAGATAAACTGACAGGCGTAATAGGAGTTTTTAATGATTATTTTAAAAAGATTGACGTGGAGTAATTGTTTTAGCTATGGCGCAGACAACGAGCTAGACTTATCTGCAAATTTAGTTACTCAGCTTGTTGGCACTAACGGGGTCGGGAAAAGCTCGATCCCGTTAATTATCGAAGAAGTCCTGTATAACAAAAACTCAAAGGGCATAAAAAAGTCAGATATTCCTAATAGGTACGTAGATGCCGGATATAGTATTTGTTTAGAGTTTTCAAAGGACTCAGACGAGTATGTAGTTTCAGTAGTCCGAAAGACCTCTTTAAAAGTATCTTTAAAGAAGAACGGAGAAGAAATTTCTAGTCATACAGCTACTAATACGTACAAGACTATACAAGAAATTATAGGGGTAGACTTTAAAACCTTCTCTCAGTTAGTGTATCAGAACACTAACGCAAGTCTTCAATTTTTAACTGCTACTGATGCTAATCGTAAACGTTTTCTCATAGACCTTCTACACTTAGAAGAATATACAAAATTGTTTGAAATCTTTAAGGAAGAAGCTAGGAATGCTGCTACTACATTGGTACAAGAGCAGACAAAAATTAACACCTACGAATCTTGGCTTAAAGATAATACTTTGGAAGATAGTGACATACTACCTCTCAAAAAAGTAGAAAACAACTTAGAAGAGGCTGAGATTGAATTAAGAGATTTAGCTGCAGAACTTAAAAATATCTCGGAGAAAAATTCAAGAATTCTTAACAATAATAATTTGTTAAACGTACTTGAGCTAAATGAAAAGAAGCTGTTAGAGCTAGAGGAATTTACGGAAGTGCAGGATGTGTCCGAGCTTACAGAAACCTTCTGGGGATTAAAGAATACTAGAAAGGTTTTGTCGGAGGAGACTGCCCGCCTTCAAGCCGCCGAAGGCGTTTGCCGCACTTGCGGACAGGATATAGACTTAACGCAAACGAAAGCTGCGTTACATATAAACATTAAAGAAACGGAAGACTTAAAGCCTCAGTTTGACAAGACGAAGGCAGCTCTTATGAGTATAAAAGAGCAAAATAAAAAAGCCCAAGAATACCTAACTGCGAAAGCCTGCTGGGAACAAACCCTTAAGAGTATAGACCAGTCTTTGCCCAAGACTTTATTAGTAGCAGAAGACTTAAAAGAAAAATACAACACGGCCAAAGCACTCTTCAAAGCAAGCAAGCAAGCAATAGCCAAAGTAGAGAAAGAAAATCAGGAAATAGAAAAGAGAAACACTAGAATAGCTATAATACTTGAGCAGCAAGAAGGATTTGAAGTAAAGCTTAAGTCCGCACAAAAAGCTCTGGAAGCAGTACAATCTCTAAGTAATAATTTAGAGGTGCTAAAGAAAGCTTTTAGTACCAACGGACTTCTTGCTTATAAACTAGAAAATTTAGTGGTAGATTTGGAAGATTTAACCAACCATTACCTTGCTGCGCTGTCTGACGGAAGGTTTACGTTAGAATTTGTTGTTCAGAGCGATAAGTTAAATGTACAGATAACCGACAATGGAAACATAGTACAAATATTAGCGTTATCGTCTGGCGAGTTAGCGAGGGTAAACACAGCGACCTTGCTCGCAATTCGTAAACTCATGAGTAGCATATCCAAGTCTAGAATTAACATTCTTTTCTTGGACGAGGTAATTAACGTATTAGATGTTACAGGCAGAGAAAACTTAATAGAAGTTCTCATTAAAGAAGAAAGCCTTAACACTTATATAGTCTCGCACGGCTGGACACACCCGCTGCTGGACAAAGTAGAAGTCGTTAAGACGGATAATGTGAGTAATCTAGAATGGTAGATAGTAGAGCAAAAGGAGCTCGCGGAGAGTACATGGTGCGGGATATTCTAAGAGACGTGACAGGTTTAAAGTTTGAAAGAGTCCCTATGTCGGGCGCACTAGAGTATTTAAAAGGCGATTTATACGTGCCTAACCGACACAATAGATTTTGTATAGAAGTAAAAAACTACGCGGAGTCTCCTCTTACCGATAAAATATTTACGCAGGACAAAACAAATAACTTAATACAGTGGTGGCGCAAGATTAAAATACAAGCAAAAGGAGGCGATCAAGAACCTCTGTTGTTTTTTAGATATAATAGGTCAAAAGTTTTCGTAGTTTGTGCCGACGAGCCTAAAGTATTAGATAAATATATGTACCTACGCTGGTTAGAATGTTACGTAATGTTAGCAGATGACTGGCTCAAAACAGAAACCCCGGAGTTTATAAAAAATGGCTAAAACGTTTAGTAACATGACAGAACGAGACGAAAATGACGTTCTAATAGTAGACGCATTGAATCTTGCGTTTCGCTGGAAGCATAGTGGAGCCACCCAGTTTGTAGATCAGTATGCAGATACTGTGCTTTCTTTAGCTAACTCTTACAAGTGCGGTAAAATTATATTAGCTAATGATTTTGGTAGTTCTACCTACAGGAAGTCTATATATCCTGAGTATAAGGGAAACAGAGATGAGCTGCGCGCTAAACAAACCCCTGAAGAGGCTGAGGCTTTCAAAGTCTTTTTCAACGAGTTTGAGCGTGCAGTAGCAAATCTAGAAGAAAAGTACGGCATAGCTATGTTTAAGTATAAAGGTGTAGAAGCAGATGATATTGCTGCATACCTTGTACGTAGACGAGAGGCTTTTGGCATAAACAAAATCTGGCTAATATCAAGCGATGCGGATTGGGACTTACTAGTATCAGAAAACGTTAGCAGATTCAGCTATGTTACTAGAAAGGAGATCCGTCTGGATAACTGGAGTGAGAAGTACGATGTGTCTCCAGAAGAGTTTATATCTTTAAAGTGTCTAACTGGCGATAAAGGAGATAACGTCCCTGGAATAAACCAAGTCGGCCCTAAACGTGCTAAAAGCTTAATAGATCAATTTGGTTCAGCTATGGATATCTATGATGCTATTCCACTGAGCGGTAGTTATGTATATGTTAAGAACTTAAATGAAAATGCGGAACAAATTATGCTAAATTATCAGCTTATGGATTTAGTAAGTTTTTGTGAAGAAGCAGTCGGTCCGGAAAACGTAGCGGACATAGAAAGGAGAATGATAAATGCAAATTAAGAAGAATTATGCTAGGGATAAGTATCTATCCGAATTTAGTATAAAAACACTAGAAGATCGGTACTTGCTAGAAGGGGAGGCTTCTCCCCAGGATGCGTTTGCTAGGGCTGCAATGGAGTTTGCCGATGACGAAGCTCACGCACAGCGAATCTACGATTATGCTAGTAAGCTATGGTTTATGTTTAGTACTCCTATTCTAACCAACGCGGGGTCAAAGCGGGGTCTCCCAATCAGCTGCTTTTTAAACTATGTAGATGACTCTAGAAAAGGTATTACAGACCACTACACTGAGAACGCCTTCCTAAGTTCTGTAGGCGGGGGGATTGGGGGTTGCTGGAATGATATACGCTCAGCAGGCGCTAAAACTTCGGGCGGCTCAGAAAGCACAGGAGTAGTTCCTTTCGTTAAGGTAGTGGACGCTCAGATGTTAGCCTTTTCTCAAGGAGTTACACGTAGAGGAAGTTACGCGGCTTATTTAGATATTTCTCACCCAGAAATAGAGGAATTTCTTGATATTCGCAAGCCTACAGGCGGAGACGTAAACCGTAAGTCTATCAATCTACATCATGGTATAGGAATTGGGGACGATTTTATGCGGCTTATTGAAAAAGCTACAAGAGAGCCTGGCTTTGACGATTCGTGGGATTTAATAGACCCCAACTCAGGGAATGTTACTAAAACTGTTCAAGCTAAAACTCTATGGGTAAAGATTTTACAAAACCGAGTCGAAACGGGCGAGCCGTACATCTTCTGGAAAGATACAGTCCAAGACGCTTTGCCGGACTGTCAGAAAGACTTAGGGCTTAAAGTACACCACTCTAACTTATGCTCTGAAATTACTCTTGTGACATCCCAGGACCGAACAGCGGTATGCTGTTTGTCTAGTACCAACATGGAGGAGTATGACGCTTGGTCTAAGGTTCCGCAGTTTATTCCTGACTTAGCACGAATGTTGGACAATGTGCTTACTCACTTTATTGAGCACGCCCCGAACGAGCTTGAACGCGCTAAATACAGCGCGGAGCGAGAGCGTAGTATTGGGCTGGGTGCGATGGGCTGGCACGCATATCTTCAACGGCATAATATTGAGTTTGAAAGTATGTGGGCGTCTTCTGCAAACCACAAAATGTTTTCCCATCTCAAATCCGAAGCAGTTCGAGCCACAAAGGAGCTTGCAATAGAGCGAGGCGAGTGCCCAGATGGTGTAGGGCACGGAATTCGACACGCCCATCTACTTGCTATTGCGCCGAATGCAAGCTCGTCAATTATCTGCGGAAATACCTCGCCCTCTATAGAGCCTTATCGCGCGAATGCATTTACTCAGAAAACAAAGTCAGGCTCTAGCTTACTGAAAAACGAGTATTTAGAGCACGCGCTACAGGAAATAGGAAGGGATACAGACGATGTTTGGAAAAGCATTGTTACTAAGAAAGGTTCAGTACAGCATCTAGACTTTTTAGATGAGCATACGAGAAACGTATTTAAGACTGCTGTAGAGATAGACCAGAAGTGGGTAGTACAGCATGCAGCAGACAGGCAGCAATATATTTGTCAAAGCCAGTCTCTTAATCTGTTTTTTCCTGCGGATGTGTCAAAGCAAGAACTTCATGCCATACATATGATGGCTTGGAAAAAGAAAGTAAAAACACTATATTATCTACGATCGGAAGCGGTCAAAAGAGCAGATGTAGTATCAGACGAAGCATTGCGTGAGTATATAGCAGATGCTCTTGATGATAATGCCTGCCTAGCATGTGAGGGGTAACTATGAGCAATTTATTAGAGGAAAGAGAATATTATAAGCCGTTTAACTATCCGTGGGCATTTGAGTTTTATCAACAACAGCAGCAAATGCATTGGATGCCTTCAGAAGTAAACTTAGCCGATGACCTAAAAGATTATCGAGAAAATCTAAGTGACGGAAACAAAAAACTTTTAAGTCAGTTGTTTCGTTTCTTTACGCAAGCGGATGTAGATGTGTGTTGCGGATACGCTAAGCACTATCTCCCTACGTTTAAACAGCCCGAAGTCCGTATGATGTTGTCTTCGTTTGCCGCAATGGAAGCGGTGCATCAAGAGGCGTATTCTTTGCTGCTAGAAACTTTGGGCTACGGCGACGAAGAGTACAAAAGCTTTATGGATCACAAAGCAATGATGGACAAACATGAGTACCTTTCTGACTTTGGAATGGCTACAAATAATGACATCGCAAAAACCTTAGCTATTTATAGTGGCTTTACGGAAGGGGTACAGCTTTTTAGCAGTTTTGCTATCTTACTTAACTTCTCTCGACATAACCTTATGAAAGGTATGGGTCAAATTGTTACGTGGAGTGTGCGAGACGAGTCTTTGCACGTAGAAGGAATGAGTAAGCTATTTCGTACCTTTATTCAAGAAAATCCAGAGCTATGGACAGATGACTTAAAGTACGAAATCTATTGTGCAGCGGAACGTACAGTAGAGCTAGAAGATGCGTTTATAGAACTTTGCTTTAAAGGGGCGGAAGTACCCGATCTGACCCCGCAGCAGGTGAAGGATTATATTCGTTTTATTGCAGATCGAAGATTGGCAGGCCTAGGGTTGAAAGGTATCTTTCATAGCAAAGAGAACCCACTACCTTGGCTAGACTACATTTTGAACGGTGTAGAGCACACTAACTTTTTTGAGAACCGAGCCACCGAGTACAGTAAAGGATCAACTACTGGAAACTGGCAAGATATATTTAAATAGGAACATTTATGAGTAAATTTGAACATCCAGAAGTATTCACTTTAGACGAGCAAGAATACGTTTTCGAGGAGTCTAGTGATAAAACCAAATACTTAGTATTGCAGCTAAATGATGTGGTGGAGCAGAGAGTAGAAAAACAAATGCGACTAGATCAGCTACACGCGGCGGAAATATTTTACACTGAAAAGTTGCGAGGGTCTTTGACCGAAACCGATCCTAATGATAGCCCCCCTGAAGTGCCCGAAGTGCCTGAAGTGCCTGCAGAGCCTTAAACAAAAAGCCCCTTAATTGGGGCTTTTTTGTGTCGTTACAAATTATCGTTATAGGGAATTAGCTTACTTGCTTTCTGAACTCCTTGATTTATTGTGACAAGATCTTGTTCTATATCAGCAATACTGTCTAGTTTAGCACTTTCGCCCGAAGTTAGGCCAGACGTGCCCACCTCAACAACCACAGCTCTAGTTGATACCTCTAACCTTA